AAATTTCAAAGTTTAAAAGACACTGCACAAGAAATGCAAAAAGGTTTGACACCTGGTGTTAAAACAGAAAATAGAACATTAAATATTATCGAAAATGTTGTATCAAAAGCTTTATTTGGTGGTGGCGCTTTAGAAAGAAGAAGAGGTTCTGCACAAGCTATGGGAAAATTTGTTTCCGATGATATTGTAAATTCTTTTCAACAAATTACTGCAGATGGAGTTAAAGTTGTAGATAAGGAACAACTTGGTAATTATTTTTTTAAAACAATAACTGATGCAGAAAGTATGTTCAAGGCTGCTAAAGATGCCATGTATAAAAGAGTAGATGATGCTTTAATAAATGCGTCTGGTAAAAATACAAAATTTATGCCAACTCTTCCTATTGAGGGAAAAGGTGGTTTACAAGAAATTGTCCAACAACTTCAAAGACAAGCTAATTTAGGTTTAGCAGAACTTGATCCACTAACACCTTTTTTAGGAAGTTTAGCTAGAAAATTAGACTCTGCAACTGTTGAAGGTAGTGGTAAATTAGCTTATGCACAAGCTGGTAAATTAAGATCACAAGCAGCTGCTTTAAAACAAAAATTTATACGTGACGGCAATACAGATGGTATTGGTGGAATTACAAGAATTGTTAATAAATTTGATGAATTGTTAAGTCCAGATTCTTTGACGAAAAGTGGATTAAGCCCACAAGCTGGTAAATTTTTACAAGAAGCAAATGAATTTTATGAAGGTGGAATGGATATTTTTCAAAGAGGAAGTTTACAAGCTGTATTAGCTAAAGGTGTAGGTAGCTCAAAAGATATTGGTGACATTTTTTCTGCAGTTTTTAAAACTGGGGATAAATCAGATTTAGTTGGAAAGGTTGTGGATGAAATAAAAGATCTTCCAAAGTTTACAAAGTATATTGATGAAACAGGTCAATTGAAACAAATTACTACCAAACAATCAAATGATTTACTTACTTCATTCAAAGGTCAGTTTATAAATCAAGCATTAGAGGCATCAAAAACTATTGATCCACAATTTGGTAATATTATTGATGCAAAAAAATTTGCAGATCGTTTAGAAAAACAATCGTTAAGTATGGCAAAAATATTTTCTAAAGATGAGTTAAAAAAAGTAAATAATGTAATTGAAACTTTGGCTTTTGCACAAGGTGATCTAACTAGAATGAAAGGTTTGCCAGGTGGTATATTTATTCAGTTAAAACAAGCAGGAGCTGCGGGTCAATTATTACAATTAGGTGCTGGTTTTGGACTTGCAACTGGAAATATATTACCTGCTGTTAGTATTTTAGCTACTCCGTTTTTTCTAGCTAAAGGATTATTAAATCCTAAATTTCAAAAATTAATATTTGATTCATACAAAGCACCAAGTGCACCTAAATCTGCAGCAGCAATGAGACAACTTATTGGTAGAATGTTTAGTGATGGATACATACCTGAAGAGGAAAGAGATAAATCTTTAGCACAATTAGATTTATATGAACAAGCTATAAAGGAAGGAGGTGTACCTTTGGGTGAACCACAGACTTCATTACCAGAATTACAACCTAGTAATTTTCCTATTATAAATCAAGAGAGTGCACCAATTGGTTCAACCACTGGTTCAAATACACAATTAGCTCAAGCTCTTAATCTTTTTAATAAAGGTGGGATTGTAAGTGCCAAGAAAAATTTCTAATAAAGATACCCTTGCTCATCAAAGAATGGATGATCATGAGAAGTTATGCAGAATTATGCAAGAACAAACTAATAAACAAATAAAAGATTTACATACAGATATACATAGAATAGAAAAAATTCTTATATCCTCTACTGCATTTTTAATGACATCCATGATAGGAATAATAGTTGCTCTTCTCTTCAAAGTATTCTAAAAAGCCATGTGCGACTAATCAAAGATAAAAACAAATTTCAAATAAAAGATCTTAAAAGAGTTAATAAATACAAATATCAAAAATATACCAGAGACAATGATCTCGGCTCACGGCACTATAATGTAGGTAACAAAAAAATACCAAGTGTTACAAACATATTATCTGCTACTCAATCAGAAGAAAAGAAAGCTGGACTTGATAGATGGCGTGAAAGAGTGGGATACCAAGAAGCAGCTAGAATTACCTCATTAGCAGCCCGTAGAGGCACGGAGATGCACTATGTCCTAGAAAACTACATAGATGGGCGTGGCTACATAAATCTCTCTCAAGATGGTTCTCAAGCACGACTTATGGCTCATGAAATAGTAAACAATCTTGACCTATTGAAAGAAGTATGGGGTAATGAAGTAAGTCTAGCTTTTGAAGATAGATGGGCAGGGGCTACCGATGTAGTGGGCATATATGATAATAAACCAACTATTATAGATTTTAAACAAAGTAATAAACCGAAGAGGGAAGAATTTGTAGAGGATTACTATTACCAGATAGCAGCATATTCATTAGCACATAAAAAACAATATGGTCCTATTTCTCAAGGCCTTATATGTGTTTGTACTAAAGATATTTTATACCAAGAATTTAAAATGGATGAAGCTAAATTAAAAGAATATGAAGATAAATGGTTAGAAAGAGTAGATAGATATCACAATTCTAAAGCCACTTCTGAACCTGTTCCCCAAGAGTCCTAGCAGATAATTCAATTTTATTTTCTAAATTATGTAATACCATTTCATCAATGGTATCTTTAGCAATAAGATCTATATATGTGACTTGAGAATTTTGACCATATCTATGAGCACGATCTTCGCTTTGTTGGCGGACTTCCAAATTGTAAGAATTACTAAAATATATAACATACCTAGCAGCAGTAAGGGTAAGACCATAACCACCAACAGTAGGGTTCCCAACAATGAAACGACATCTATCATCAGACTGAAAAGTTTCAACAGCTTTGTTACGAGCATCAACTGAATCTTTTCCGTATATTGAAACCACCGAATCTTTGCCATAGGTCTCTCCTAATTTAGTTTTAATCATCTCTATATTATGCACATAGTTAGCCCATATAATACACTTGTCTTCACTCTCCTCCAAGATATTCATAAGTTCTTTTAATTTTGCATTAGTTTTAAAATCTACAATTTTGCCATCATTAGTCTTGACAAAACCATTAGCCACTTGTTGTAATTTTAATAACTCTGTTAGTTTATTATTGTAAGACACTTCATCATTTTGTAAAAGTATTAGTGCAGTAGCTTTTAATTTTTCATAAGCAATTCTTTGTTCATCTGGTAATTCTATGTGTCTTTGCACATACATTTTTGGAGGTAAATCTAGACAATCTTTTTTTCTAACTCTATATGAAAAATTTTTAAGTTTATATTCTAATTCTTCCAAATTAATATAATACTTTGGTATTTGTATGTTATAACCACCTCTTTCAATACTATACATAACTGCATACTTTGATTTAAATACTGTATAATTTTCATACCCTAAAAGTTTTTTATCTAAAAAAGCGCATTGAGAAAATAAGTCTAGTGGAGATTTTGTTATTGGAGAGCCAGTTAGTATTCTCTTATATCTTGCCAATTGTCCTAATTTTATAATAGCTTTCGACCTAGAGGCTTTAAGATTTTTAATAGATGTACTCTCATCTAATATAATCATACTTCTCATTCCATGTTTAAGTAACTTATATTCTAACCATTTTTTGCCTGATGCATGAGATAAAGCTTCTACATTCATTAATATAAATGTTAATTTTTTAGGGTCTAATTTGAATGTTTTATCTTTAGTAACTTTCCAAATATAAATATTAGTTTCTTCAGGACAATGAAAGTCTATTTCTTTTTTCCAATTTTGATAAACTGAATTAGGCGCAATAACAAAAGCAAAATCTATTTTTTGTTCTTGATATAAAAAAGCTGCATTATCAATAGCAACTTTAGTTTTACCAGTTCCCATCTCCATAAAGTAAGCAAAGTTATAGGGTTTGGCTCCTTCAATTAGTGATTGTCTTTGATGTTTAAAAGGTTTTGTTTTATAATTATACACGTAGAATTATTTAAATTATTTGTTTGCATAAATCAAATTAATAATATATTGATTCTCACACAAGGAGGTTCTTATGGACTTGGAAGCAGAATCTATCATATCGGTAGATACTGGCATGTCTACGGACATTGCCAAATCTTGCAATGAGTTATTGGAGCTTCAGAAAAAAATAGTGACGACTGAAGAAGAATTAAAAAAACTAAAAGAAGTTGAAACTACTCTTTCTGAACAAACAATTCCAAACTTAATGCAACAAGCTGGTTTATCTCTGTTAAAATTAGCAGATGGTTCATCCGTTGAGGTAAAGCCATTCTATTCAGCTAGAATACCAGCGTCTAAAAGTGAGGAGGCTTTTAATTGGCTTCGAGACAACGGCCATGGAGACTTGATTAAAAACCAAGTATCTTTGGAATTTGGAATGAAGCAAGACAATGAGGCTAAATCAATTGTAGAAGAGCTGAAATCAAAAGGTCTACCAGTAAAGCAGAAAACTTCTGTACACCCAAGTAGTTTAAGAGGATTTGTTAGAGAACAAATTCAAGATCTTGGAAAAGATGTACCTGCTGAACTGTTTGGAACTTATGTTGCAAATAAAACTAAAATAACCACGAAGGAATAATCATGATGGAAAAAAAAGCGATGACGACAAAAAAAGATAACCTTCCGTCTGCAATTAATTTAGAGCAGATGGCAGGTCAGGGTCAAGAGTATGTGACGGCTCGAGACCAAAAACTACCAATCTTAAAAATACTTTATGCTAACTCTCCAGTCTTGGATGAGACTGATGGTAAACATGTTGAGACTGCAAAACAGGGAGACATATGGAGTGAAACATCTGGTAAAGTTTGGAAAGGTAGACAAGGATTAATAGTAGTGCCTTGTCTTTACATTAATACTTTTAATGAATGGAAAGATAAAGGGGATAGTCCAGGAAGACCAGTTGGTATTCACACTGACCCAGCTATTATGTCTGAAACTAAAAGAGGTACCGACAACAAAGACCGATTAGAAAACGGAAACTATGTTGAAGATACTGGTAATCATTTTGTTTATATTTTGGATGAGAATTATAATCCAATGGAACAAGCTTTGATTACTATGAAATCTACTCAAAAGAAAAAATCGAAGACGTGGAATTCAATGATCATGTCTCGAAGAGCCCAAGGTAAAAATGGAATGTTTAATCCACCATCTTGGTCTACTGCTTACAAATTGAGTACAACCAAAGAATCTAATTCACAGAACTCTTGGTATGGTTGGGTTGTAGAGTTTGATAAATTTTTAAATACTGAAGAACATTTAAAGTGTTTAGAAACTACACAAGCTTTCTATCAAAGTGCCATGAAGAGTGATATTTTTGGTAAGGTAGATTTTAGTCAAGATAATCAATCTGTAGGAAATAATAGTAAAGAAGGTGTTCCGTTTTAATATTTTTTATGGAGGAGCAACTCTTAAAAATATTTGAGGGAAATTCTGAACTGTTCATCACTACCTCTCTTACTGGAGAGGTAGATGAACGGGGCAAGACAGTAGGACAAACACTCACGGTACACGAACCAGTTACTCTTAAAATCTGGAAGGAACATCTAGAAGGTAAGAAAAGAATTGGCATCAAACCTGAAAAAGATAATTTATGTAAATGGGGATGTATAGACGTAGACCCACATAATTATAAAAATTACAATCAAAAAAAAATTGTAGATATAATAAAAGAATTTAATTTACCATTAATACCAACTAGATCTAAATCTGGAGGATTACATTTATTTTTATTTTTAGATGACTGGTATCCAGTAAAAGATGTTTTAAAAAAATTACATCAATGGAATAATGATTTTTTTCAAGCCCAAGAAATTTTCCCTATGAATAAATGTTTAAATATGCCTTACTTTAATATGAACGCTACCACAGAATTTGCATACACAAATGAAAATACACCTGTAATGATTGGTACTTTTTTAGATTTGGTTGAGAAAAAAACTTTATCCCTAGATCAACTAAATAAAATAAAACTTAAAGAATACGAACCAGAAAGCGATTGGAAACAATACCCACCTTGTTGTCAAAAAATGATAAGCGAAAAATGGTCTGGCAATCATAGAAATGATTTATTGTTCAATATAGGCGTTTTAGAGATGAGAAAAGCTGATGGTAATCTTTCAAAAAAAGAAATTACTAATATTCTTCTAGAGAGAAACAAAGAAGTTTTTACAACACCACTAGATGAAAAAGAAGTTGTTAATACTGTAGCTAATTCAGTAAGTAAGAAAAATTATAATTTAAGATGTAATACACCTTTATGTGATAAAGATAAATGTAAATTTAGAAAATTAGGTACAGGCTCTCAAGTTCCAGATTTAATTGATGACTTCGAAGATATAGAATTTATTAGGAGCACCAAATCAATTGAGTACTCTTTTGTTTTTCAAGGTGAAAAAATTATTATCGGTCCTGAAGATATGAAGGATGAAAAATCTTTTAGAGTTAAATTATTACGTTATGGAATTTATTGGATAACTCTTCCAAGACCAAGAAGTGGACCATCTCCTTTTGAAATGCTTATGTCTACTATTGTAAAGAAAGCAGTAGAGAATGAGAAGATGAAATTTGAGGATACCCTAGGAGAAGAAAAATATAACTTTCTTAAAAAATTTTTTGAAAGCCATATTGAAGAAGATGACTTTGATAAATTGCAAGATAATTATGTTGTGTTAGATTCAAAAACAAATGTATGTTATTTTAAAAAGATTACTTTTGAAAAGTTTTTAGGAAATGACAAAACATTTAAAAGTGCAGCAGAGGCAATGCATTTGCTTGGTTGTGAAAGAATAGACTATCATGAAGGAGTAAAAAATGTATGGTCAGTAGAGATGCCAAAATTTGTAGATTATAAAAAAGCAACTAAACCTAAACAAGCTAAAGCAGTATCGGAGATGGATGACGAATTCCACACAGGAAAGTTTAGAACTTAAAATACTTAAAGAGTTATACCATAAGACAATTAAAATCTTTGGTCCCCCCGGTACAGGTAAAACTTATACTCTTATAGAAAAAGTTTTAAAAAATTATTTAAGAAAAGGTATCAAACCACAAGAAATAGCTTACTTATCATTTACCAATAAAGCTGTTAACACTGCAGTAAAAAGAGCTATGGAATCATTTCCACAATATACTACAGATGATTTTTCTAGATTTAAAACACTTCATACTTATTGCAGAAGATATTTTCCTGAAGAGGTATTTGATCCGAAAGATTGTACAATTGATTTTGCACTACAAACAAAAGTAATTAAGACTTCAGATAAAAGATTAGCAGACGATAACTTTATGTACAAAGACTGGTCGCTTGGTGTTTATAGTAAAGCTAGAAATTTATTAATTAAACCAGAAGAAGCTTATAAACTTGAAAGTTATAAGAGAGATTCTCTTACAGTATTCTTAAGAAAGATAAGCACCTATGAACATTATAAAACTGGAGGTGGAGAAAGATCATTCATTGACTTTGATGATATGATTGAAAGAGCAATAAAAGAAATAGATTTTCCATCACTTAAAGTTTTAATACTTGATGAAGCACAAGACTGCACCCCTTTACAATGGTCTGTCATATATAAAATGGCTCCCAAAGTAAAAAGAATTTATTTAGCAGGTGATGATGACCAGGCTATATATAAATGGAACGGAGCTGATCCAAAATATTTTACTAAATTTTTTCCTGGTCGAAAAGTTAAATTAAGAAAAACACAAAGATTTGGTGAGGCTATACATAGGTTTTCACAAGTAATTAGAAGAGGTATTAATGACAGTGAGGAAAAAGAATATCTTTCAGGTGGTACGAAAGGTTATGTAAAGTCATACTTATCATTCAAAGAAATCCCTTTTGAAAATTTTAATGAAGATTGGTACATACTAGGCAGGATAAATGAAACAGTTAATGAGCTGCGAATGTTAGCTAAAGATGCAGGTTTATATTACAAAGACAACAAGGGCACAAAATGTTTTGATCAAAAACAATGGGAATCAATTAAGGCTTGGACTGCAATTACAAAAGGAAAAAAGATAGATAAGAAAGCATCTCGTAATATGTATAAATATATTAGGGAGCTTGAAGATCCAGCTTATAGATTAGATAAATTTTGGAGGGCACAACCTGATTTTAAAGAATATAATTTTAATGATTTAAAAGAATGGTGTGGACTCACATTAAATGATAATCAAAAAAATAAACCTTGGTATTGGATATTAAGAAGAAATTTTAAACCAAGACAAGTTAGACATTTTATTAGACTATTAAGAAGATACGGACAAAAAGAATTAGATAAAGATCCTTTGATTACAATAGACACTATACATTCGGTTAAAGGTGGAGAAGCGAATCATGTTGTATTGTACAGTAAAGGTAATTACCCATCTGATTATGGACATAAAAATAAACAAGAAAAAAGTGATGAACGTAAAGTTTGGTATACAGGAGCTACAAGAGCAAGAAAAACTTTACATTTATTGAGAACAGACTATAAGTTTAATTATCCGATAGGACAAGATTATTTGATTTATATACAGGAAAAAAATGACAAATAAAGATTTATTTAATGAAGCGTTTCCAGAGGACACACAAGTTGGAGGTTCACATTATAAAAAATTTTTTATTCAACCTTGGACATTTATAAGAAAAAATAATTTAAATCCTTTTCAAGCAAACGTAATTAAGTATGTTTGTAGATATTTATTAAAAGGTAAATCAATAGAAGATATTAAAAAAATAAAACATTATTGCGATTTAGAAATAGATCATATTAAAAATGAACAAAAAAAATAGTAATGCACCTTGGGCAAATATGAAACTTTTGACATCTATAAAAGAGAGTCACTATGAATGGTGTCTAAAAAATGGAAGAGATATTTCTTGGTACAAAAATTTTAAAACTAAAAAGAATGAGCACAAAAAAAATTAAATGTTCAGAGTGTGAAAAAAATGCAGTTATTATTGAAAACAAAATTTACTATTGTGGTGATTGTTCTGTTAAGCAGTTTATTGCTAGGGTGCATAAAAGATTACGATCTAAACCCTGCAACATCAGTGGTAAGGATGATGATACAAGGATCTAAATGAGTAATGGATTACAATTAACATTAACCTTTAAAAAATCTATGTGGAATACTCCTAATGAATACAAAGATTTATCTCAATACAAAGAAATCGCAATTGATTTAGAAACTAAAGATGATGGTATAAATCAAAAACTGGGGGCTGGTTGGGCTTTAGGAAAAGGAGAAATTGTGGGTTTTGCAGTGGCAGTAGAGGGTTGGAAAGGTTATTTTCCTTTTGGCCATCTTGGTGGTGGTAATATGATACCTGAACAAGTAAAAAAATATATGAAAGATATTTGTGCTTTACCATCTACTAAAATTTTTCATAACGCTCAATACGATGTAGGTTGGTTAGAAGCATCTGGAATCACGGTCAACGGACCTATTGTTGATACTATGATAGCAGCTGCACTTATAGATGAGAATAGATTTTCATATTCTTTAAATGCATTATCAGTGGATTATTTAAATGAAATTAAAGCAGAGACAGAATTAAGAGAAGCTGCTGCAGCACATGGGATAGATCCTAAAGCAGAGATGTGGAAATTACCAGCTGAACATGTTGGTTATTATGCAGAACAGGATGCAGAGCTAACTTTAAAATTATGGCAAAGATTTAAACAAGAAATTGCCACACAAAGCTTAACTACTGTTTGGGAAATGGAGCAGCAATTGCTTCCGATGTTGATAAAGATGCGTCAACGAGGAGTGAAAGTACAAGTGGAAAAAGCTGCAGAATTACAAAAAGAAATGAAGAGCCAAGAAAAAGAAATACTAATGGCCATAAAAAAAGAATCAGGAATAGAAGTAGACATTTGGGCATCACGCCAGATTGCCAAAGCTTTTGACAAACTAAAGTTAGACTACCCAAGAACTGAAAAAACAAAAGAACCTTCCTTCACTCAAAATTGGTTGATTAATAATAAAAATAAAATAGCACAACTAATTGTAAGTGCAAGAGAGATAAATAAATTTCATGGAACTTTTCTATCTTCAATTATGAAGTATCAAGTTAATGGAAGAATTCATGGTGAGATAAATCAATTAAGAGGAGATAATGGTGGTACAGTTTCTGGGAGATTATCTATGAGCAATCCAAATTTACAACAAGTACCTGCCAGAAATAAAGATTTTGGTCCAAAGATTCGTAGCCTATTTATACCAGAGGAGGGATACAAGTGGGGTAGTTTTGATTACTCACAACAAGAACCAAGAATGACAGTCCATTATGCAGCATCAATTGGTGATGGTTATGAAGGCTCAAATGAATTAGTAGAAGCTTATCAAAATGCAAGTGCAGATTTTCATCAAACAGTAGCAGATTTAGTTGGTATAGAAAGAACTCAAGCTAAAACTATTGGATTAGGTTTAATGTATGGTATGGGTAAAAATAAATTAGCAATATCATTAGGGGTATCTAAACAAGAAGCAGATGAGTTAATTATAAAATATAATAAAAAAGTACCCTTTGTAAAAAAATTATCAGATAGATGTAAGTATGCAGCAGATGAGAAAGGAGTTATTAGAACTAAAAAAGGTAGAAAGTGTAGATTTGACATGTGGGAAACAAGAGATTTTGGTTTACATATTGCAGAAAAATATGAAGATGCAGTAGCTAAATATGGCAAAGATAATATAAAAAGAGCTTACACATACAAAGCTTTAAATAGATTAATTCAAGGTTCCTCTGCAGATCAAACTAAACAATCTATGTTGGATTGTTATAAGGCAGGTCATCTACCTATGTTACAGATACATGATGAATTATGTTTTAATATTAAAAATGAATCTCATGCAAAAGAGATACAAAAAATTATGCAGAACGCAATAGAATTTAAAGTACCTAGTGTTGTCGATTTTGGTCTAGGTAAGAGTTGGGGTGATGCTAAATAAAAAAAATTTACCACATGATAATCAAGATTTAATTGGATATGCTGCAGGTTTATTTGATGGTGAAGGTAATATAAATTATGCACAATATAAATGTAAAAAAGTTAATGGTAAAATTTATATGAAATGGAATGTGGCAATGGAGATAGCCATGACAGATTTAGATTGCATCAAAAATTTTTATGATATTGTAAAAGTAGGATCTATACATTTTAAACCTGTGCCCAAAACTTCAATGGGTAAAAAAGATCAATGGAGATGGAGATGTTCTCATCAAAAAGCATTACATCTTGCTAAATTATTTATACCTTATTCAGTGAGTAAAAGAAAAAAATTACTTTTAATAATAAATCATTATGAATTTAAAAAGCCGACAGATGCCCTAGGTAAAAAGTTTCCTTTTTTAAAACTTAAGAAAAATTAACCAGTTGCAGCTAAAGTTTCTTGTACATCTTGATATTTAATCGCATTTCTTTTCGACTTAATATCACTTTCTGTTCGAAGCATATCAACTGTACAAAGACCTTTTGTCATAAGATCAGTTGACCACTTACTTTCAAGTTGTTGTAATTCTTTTAACAACTTTATTTTTTCAGGACTCATTTTAGTTCCTCATAAGTTATGTGAACCCTAGTATTACCGGTGAAACCATCTTGTATTATTTCAACCTTACCCTGGTCCACTTGTTCTGACAGATTTAATATCGCTTCATTACAGTTTGCAGCTTCAACAACATGGTCTAATTGCTGCCCTCCCATACTAGCTCTGATACGATAAGCTGTCATAAGACATTATAAGATATATCAAAGGAATGGTCAACATTATACCCTTCAGAATCTATTGCCATGCATTGCACTCTATACTCATCCATAAAACCCCCTAATTCTTCAATTTTATCTTTGTGCTTTCTACCTATAGCATAAGCTTGTTCTTTGCATGTTACTGCATCTGGGACATTCATATCCATATATTGTGTGCATTGAGTACCAACGTCATGAAAATTCCAACATATGGTACCTAATAAAATATATTTTAAGATCATATAGTATCTATTTTTCTACAAGCAAAAGTTGAGAAAATTCCAATTTTATTAACTTTATCATTACCTATTTCCTCAATCTTTTCAATTGCTTTTTTATATCCACTTATTTGACATGTGTATAAATCATCATATATCTGTGGAAATGTGTACGGTGCTACACAGGTATTATCCATCATTGAACAGAGTGTAATAGTTAATAAATATTTCATAATTTTATTGACTTAACTTTATCTCCCATATATGTAAGATTTCATGAAAAACAAAAAAAGTAAAAGTCTTATACTAGATAATATCATTACTGAAGTCGATGAACAATTGGGTCTTATTCCCTCACATGATTTTGATGGAAGCCCGATTGAGGACTCTCTTCATATGGATATGTATGTAGATTCTATAACAGGTATACATTTTATTGATAGTTTAGGTAGAAAACACTATCCATTTAATAAAACTGTTGCGACATATTTGGTAGAAGATGAGTTAGAATGTCGATTAAATGAACCCACAATGGAGGATATAAATGTCAATAAAGAAAACAATTAAATTTACAACTGGTAGTATAACATTACCACCAACAAGTAGTTCTCATGTAACATACCCACCAACAAGTGTTTTACCACTAGGAGAACAACCTGAAGGTAATTTAGATTCATTAAATAAATTAGAAGAAGCTATGAAAAAATTGTTTAAAACTATGGATACGTTAAAAGAAAATTTAAATAAACTAACTGAAGAAAATCAAAGATTAAAAGACGCTTTAGGTATAACAGAAAATATGGAGGAAAAAAATGAACATTAATAAATGGAAATCTGTTGCAATAAAAAAATACGATTACGATTTACTTAAGGGTCTTTGTAAAAACAAGTTTAGGGCTCCTGGTGCAATGATATCAAAAATATTAAGTGATTATGTAGATCATCAAGCAAGGAAGTTAAAAGTTCCTAATGCTGCATATAGAACAAAACTTATAAATGGAGCTGCAGATGGATCCAAAAAAAATAAAGGGTAAAGAATTTTTTACCATAGAAGTTGATTTAGATAAAAACAATATAACATTATTTTTAAATGGAGAATTAAGAAATAAAATCCATACAGTTAAAGCAGAACCTTTATTTGATCGAATGTTAAAAATCGCAAAACAAAAATTTTTAAAAATGCGAGATTATATTGAACAGTAAACTTAAAGTATTAGATTTATTTAGTGGGATTGGAGGTTTTAGTTTAGGTCTTCACTCCACTGGTATATTTGATACAGTAAAGTTTGTAGAGTTTGATAAATTTTGTCAGAAAGTTTTACAAAAAAATTTTTCAGGCATACCAATAGAAGGAGATATAAGAAATGTCAAAGGACAAGAATTTGAAGCAGATGTCATTACTGGAGGATTCCCATGTCAACCATTCAGTGTTGCAGGAAAACAAAAAGGAACAAACGACAATAGATATCTCTGGCCAGAAATGTTTAGACTCATTAAAGAAATTAAACCAGAATTCGTTATTGGGGAGAATGTGCAAGGCCTTATTAACCTCCAAGACGGCATGGTACTCCGACAGGTGCAAGACCAATTGGAAGGTGAAGGTTTCGAAGTCCAATGTTTCCTTATTCCAGCTTCAGGCATCGGTGCATGGCACCAAAGGAATAGAGTCTGGATTGTGGCTCACTCCAAGCACAATGGATATCTCTCAGCGGAGTCCAGAAGCAATGCAGAAAAGAATAGCAATGAGAGAAAAAATAGGGAGGAAATCATTACCACCAGGCAGTCTATCGGAACAAGTACAAACAGGAAAACCAATAAAAGATATGAGAGAAGCAATGGATATGAAGATGTATCCAACACCAACATTAGACGATGGCAAGAATGTAAATCCAAGTCCAAAGAGAAGAATGACATTAGCGAAACATGTGAAGATGTATCCAACACCATCAGCAAGTTGTCAGATGGATGTGGTAGCACCACCAGAGACAGTGGAAAAGAATTCATCAGGTTGGAGTGTAAAGAGGGTTGGCACTGGAACCAAGTTCGGAGCGAAGTTGAACGATGTAGTGAACAAGGTCAGTCAACCAATCAAACCTGGTGGGAGATTGAATCCAACCTTTGTGGAGTTCCTGATGGGATTTCCTATGGATTGGACAAAAATAGAACCAACAGAATAAAAAGTCTTGGTAATGCAATTGTTCCTCAATGTGCAAGAATATTAGGTTTAGCAATAAAAAAAGTTTTAGAAGAGGAGGAAAGACAATGACGTTAGGATTTGGTTTAGGTATGTTTACTTATAATTTTGTTTGTTTATTAATAGGTTTATTAATTATTTTTTATATAATAAATAAAATTAAATGACCTTTTTAATATGTGTCACTATAATTTTTGTAATATTTGGTTTTATTACGTTATTATTAATGATGTGGAATAAAGAGGATATCTGAAGATTATATTAATAATGGGCTTACCAGGTTCAGGTAAAACTACTTTAGCAACTCATTTAGTCCCACAACTAAAAGCAAAATGGCTTAATGCAGATGATGTACGCAAAGAAGCCAATGACTGGGATTTTTCTAATAAAGGTAGAGAAAAACAAGCTTTAAGAATGTGGAATATGGCCAAAAATTATAAGAATCAAGGCTTTAATGTAGTAGCAGATTTTGTTTGTCCCACCCCGAAAACAAGAATTTTATTTCCTGCAGATTATGTAATTTGGATGGATACAATAAAACAAAGTAAATTTGAGGATACTAATAAAATGTTCGTAAAACCTAAAAAATATGATCTTCATGTAGTTACGAAAAACGCAAAATTTTGGTCTACTAAAATAAAAGAATCTATAAATTAAATTATATTTTTGTCGTGGGTTATAAACCCTTGGCATTGATCCCATTAAAAATAATCATTACAATTAATACTTGCGTAAATAAAAATTTTTTTATATGAGTGTTAATAGTTACAACTACAAGAGCTGTTTAAATTGTAAAGGCAATGGGATTATACTTGCCCCATACTCTAAAAGCACTCATTCTTGTATTCATTGTAACGGATCAGGAAGCACGTCTCACGGACCGAGATCAGAATCAGAACAAACAATGTTATTTAAAATAGCTTGGGATTTTATACATGGCAAAGAAAAAGGATGGTATCACTGATTTAGCAAAGCTGTCTGTTATAGCAGCAGAGAAGCTTACGCCTTCTCAATTTAAACTTTTTCAATCAACTATTTTCGCAATGCTCAATGGAGTTCAATTCGGTTATACTGAAATGGGACCTCAATTCTTGCACGATACCAACGATATTTACGATATTCATGCTAAACCAACCCAGAAAACTAAAACAAAAAAAGTATTAGTTAAGATAAAAAACAATAAGTCTAATGTAATAGATTTCAGCTCATATCGAACAGAAGATGTTAAAGTATGATAATGGATAACTATACAAAAAAAGAAATGACTCAAGATTTGAAGGATATTAAAGCACATATCCAGGAAGAAAATCTTGAAGGTGCAGCCATCACAATACTAATTGAAGATGTCCAGGAACATTACGAAGTCGCCAATCGTTGTAATTTTAAACATTCGAAAGGCCATTATCGTGATCTACTCTCAAGACTTGTTAAAACTTATGGGCACTAATATTGCTTCTGATATAGTTTTTGAAAATCATGTTTGTAATGAGCAAAAGCTTTGGAGGCATGTCATACTTAATGCATTTGAAGATGTAAAAATTTTATCCGGTGATCGTAAGAGCAGTTTAAATAAATGTGACGCTCATTTTTGGATAGCAGAATCTAAAGACTTTGAACAAATTTGTTGGTGGGCTGGTTGGGAACCAGAAAATGTTAGATATCGATATACTAAAGCTTTAAAAGACGGCTTAATTAAATTTAAAAGAAAACATTTCTTATGGCATGAATATAATAAGTTATTTAAGAGATTAAAAGATGAAACAAATATGGAAATTAGAAGAGAGCTGCGTAGAAATATAGAGAACAAACGTAGACAAATCTTGGACGCAGATAATGTCTACGTTGAAAAGTTCTTGAATGATTTAAGTCATGGTGGATAATAAAATTTTAACTTGAAGGGCAGGGAGCAATCGCCACCCTTCAAGAGAAAGGAATCATATATAATATGAAACATTCCTTAAAATATACGTATTAAATGATAATTTCAACCTAAAAATCTAGGCCACATTTAAAACAAATAAAAAAAATGCAGCCTAGACTAACTAACAAAGAGACAATAAATGTAAAAATATTGCTCAATTAATTACTAATGGTTTGAGCTGTAATTGTCAATTCCGTGAACCTTGGTAGTTGTCTAGCGAAAAATTATATTTTGATTTAGGGGATGGGTACAGTGGACTTGATTCACGAATCACGGCCCTGGGCTGTTGAAAAAACAAAAACTACGGGCATTAAAGTATAGAGGAGGTAATATTATGAAATATTAAATAAGAGGCCGTAAGGCCTCAAACAGTTTTCCTAGTACTATCTCTTACAAACATTTTATTTTTTTTTTTTTAAAACAACACTTTTTTAAGCAAGTTCTAGGAAAAACATTGATATACAACACTTCTAGAGCATTTTGGACCAGGAAAACACTGGGAATTTCCTAGGAAAATACTAATAGTTTTAGGAATATGTCAAGAATATGACACAGAGGGGGCATTTTCTGCAAATTTTTTTAATAAAAATATATTTGTATAGAAGTGTATTAGGAAAAAATTATGCTATTATCTGGTCAAGAATGGCAAAAAGAAAAAATACATTAAAATCTACTTCTGAATTAACATTAAAACAAAAAGCTTTTGTTGATATATATGTAAGTAATTGGGGTGAAATAAGTAAAGTTGAAGCTGCAAAAAGAGCTGGTTATCAATCTACTAAACCTGAAGGTCCTACAGAAATTGCAAGTAGATTAACCGATCCAAATAAAAACCCTCATGTAGTACGTTATATGGAAATGAAGTATAACCAGGAATTAAAAAAACACGAAGGTGATAAATTAAAAAAATATAAAAGATTTGAAACCTTAAGTAAAAAAGCAGAAGATAAAAAACAATTTGCAGTAGCAGTAAATGCAGAATACAGATCTGGCCAAATGGCAGGTATGTTTGTAGATAAGAAAGAAGTAACACATGTTGGATTGGAGGGCATGAGTCGTGAACAACTTGAAAAAAGATTATCAGAGCTTGAAGGTAAAATCGGAGAAGCCAAAGATATCATTAACGTCACGCCAGAAAAAATTAATTAATGAAGGTGGTTTCATGACGGTATTTAATGAAATCCATAATTCAAAAATTAATACTTCAATTGGTATTGTTTCAATTTTAACTGAAAACAAAAAATGATATTACTAAAACTTTACTATGTAATTTTTTTTCATGTGCGTGAAACTTTACTATGTAATTTTTTTCATATTCCTAAAACTCTACTATGTAAATATTTATGAAAAAAGTAAAAAGAAAAAGTAAAAAAATTTTAATACCAAAAAAAATAAATTCTGAAATAGAAAAATATCCAATGGTATCGGTCGAATGGTTTGATATAATTTCGAATTCTAATTGGTCTAGTTTTGAAGAGGTCAAAAATGCAGAATTAGCAACTTGCATCACTAAAGGTCATTTATTAAGCCAATCTAAAGGAATAACTAGAATTTTTGGTGATTATTCTTTAAGTGATGATAAGAAAAAAATAGAAACAATCGGAAATTCGACAATAATTCCAAATTCAGTAATTAAAAATATTGAAAAAATTTAGTTGTAATTGTAATTTTAGTCTTTATATCTTATATTCATGGGAAATTTATTTGCATATATTCTTTATTTTTGTATTACTTATCCAATACCAACGTTTTTAATAGCCTTTTTTAGTTGGTTGTTATTGTCATTTTTTTTAAAATTATAAGGTTGACTTCCTTTTGAATAATCTTATTATCATGGGATATGATAAATAAAAGAAAAAAAGGTATTTTACTCTTAACTTTAATATCTATTGAAACTTCTATTGATCCAAATTTTTTAATGGAAGATAAACAATTTATTAAAAAAGTAAAATCCTTAATAAAACAAAAAAATAAATTTTTTGATATTAAAAATAAAATGGTTAAATGGTGTCAAAAAAATTTTTAAACTAACAAAGGAGCAAAAAATGGGATTTGATTTAACTGGAATTAATCCAAAAAACTTACATATACAAGAACCAAAAAGACCTGATAATTTATGGGAATTATCTAAAGAAAAACAAAATGAATATTTTGATAAACAACAAGAGTATAGTTCTCAATCAGGTACTTATTTTAGAAACAATGTTTGGTGGTGGCGACCACTTGCAGATTATGTTTTAAGATTTACTAATGTAATTCCTGAAGATCAACAGGAAGCATGGGGTTATAATGACTGTACTGAAATTTCTAATCAAAAAGCAGAGATGATCGCTTATGAATTAGATCAGTTAATTAAAACTGGCCATTGCAAGGCTTATGCAGATAAATTTGAAAAAATAAGAAAAGCGATCGAAAAACAAAATGACAAGATTGAAAAAGAATTAGAGACTTTTTCACAAAATGTTAAGAAAAAAATGAGAAATGATATGCTTGTTCCAAATGAATTTCCAAAGGAAGACAAAAAGAAATGGGATAAAATTTATAACAAGAAAAATTTTAATGGAAATTATCCTTTTTCAGTTGAAAACGTTAAAGAGTTTTCCGAATTTTGCAAAAATTCAGGTGGCTTTACTATTGGATAAAAGAATTTTTTTGATTGTTTTTAACAAAAGTATACAATAAAAATAATCTGGAGTGATCCGATAAAGTAGGTATAGATGATGCAGAAATGCGTGTTCCTGCCACTCTAAAAACTAACAAAAAACAAGGAGCGATAATGTCAAAACAAATAAGCAAAGATAATAGAGAATATTGGTTAAATAAATTATCTAATAAATTCTCTGACAAAAAACAAACAATAAGATCATTACATCAAGCAGAGATTAATGACCAGTCACAAAAAAACTTTCCAATTTTTAAAAAAAGATTAGGAATTGATAAAGACTTATTGAATTACATAAAGGTTGAAAAAGACTTTAATGATTATTCAAAAAACTATCTAAAAAGACTTGAAGAAAAAAGAGAAAAAGTTAGAGATCATTTTTCTAAAGTTAAGGATAAATTAAAATCATGGGCAGAAACAAGGAAAATTTGGATTGGACAAGATATTCCAACTTATGACTATGAAGCAAAATTATTTGATTTATCAAACCAAATAGAAACTTTTTTGAAAGATACTTGTAAAGCAGAAACAACTGAAGCATTTTACAAGTCTAAAAAAGGTAAAGAGATACAAACTCTTACTGATTTAGAGGAAAAAGCAACTGATTTATTACATAGTGATATGATTGGGTCGGAAGTTTTAACCCAAATTTCTATGATTGCTAAACAAACTAATATTAATGTGACAATTCCACAAACTACTTTGAAAGAATTAGAAAATAAAAATGGTTAGTATTGATAGACTTGTAAAAATATATAACAACTTTGGGGATAGAGAAAAACTATCCCCATTAGGAAGTGCAGATGAAGAGGTTATGTGGAACGACAAACTCACTGATAAACAAGTAAATTGGTTAGAAAGATTTATTGTGGTTTGGGATTACGCAACCAATTTAGATGTTCAACTTCACAAAATAAGCACAATGGCTAAAAAGGAGTAATAATGACAAAAATAAATTGGGTTGAAAAGATATCAAAACAACTAGTTGGAAGAACAATTATAAAAATAGAGTATTGTTCTAAAAAAGAAATGGAAGAACAAGGTTGGCACAATCAACCAATACAAATTTTATTAGACAATGGAACGTGGTTAACACCTACTAGTGATGATGAGGGAAATAATGGTGGTGCAATTCATACTAATTTAAGCACACTTCCAGTTATTCCAGTGATATATTAAAAAAATTGGGGTTGGCATACTTGTAATAAATCTTAAGATGTCCTCAATAAAGCCCTCAACAATGCGAGAGTGGAGTTGGGGGTTTTTTTATGTTATTGACTTAATAACTCAATGGCAAAATCCGAAAAAAATCTTTGGCAACGTATAAAAAAATTAAACTTAAAAGGTCAAATTTTTCGCCTCGAAAGTAATACAATCAATGGAATCCCAGATGTTTATTGGTTGATAAACAACAAAAGTATTTGGATTGAATTAAAGTCTAATGATGTCAAGAATTGTGGACTTTCAAAGTATCAAATCAATTGGCATTTGACCCATTACAAAAATGGTGGACAATCTTTTATCTTGCGAGAAGACCTCTTGCAGAGGCCTTCTCAAAATTTAGAAATTTGGTTGGTTCGTGAACCGAGAACCTTGTTTCGTGCCTACTCATCACTCAATTTAAAAGATGCTATGCAAAAAATCTTGACGCAATAACCACGTCTCACGCACACCTGCGTAAAACTTTGCTATGCAAAGTTTTACTGTTTTATATATAACTAAAACTCACGTATGCGTGTTGCGTGAAACTCTGCTATGCAACTTTTTTTGGTTATATACATTAACTAATAATTATTTTTGGTCCTGGAATCTTGACAGCTCAAACGCAGCAGACTCTGGCCGGTACCGTGGGACCTGGTACCGTGGGACCTGGTCCAGTAGCAGCTAAAATAAAAAGTTGACAGCTGTGAACGTCCCATGTTAATAAGATGGCTTAAACTAACAATGGAGAAAAAAAATGATACACTTTAAAGATCTAAAAAAAGGCCAAAAAATAAAAAGTAGTCAGCTGCATCCTTGGATATTATGCAGCGGTAAACTTTTGGAGTCACCAAAGCAGGGGAAGGGTTTTAAAAAAACTATCCTAATAGACTCAAAGGGTTCAGAGCTGGGATTATTTGATGAAGCGGGCAGCGTCTATAGTGATCAAATAAAATTAGCTGAAGTAAACGGTAACTGGGTAACGGTTAATCATGCTGCTTAATTATTACTCTCAAACTAAAATGGCTAAAGGGGAGAAATTTGGATTTAAAACAGCGATTCTACATCTTGCCCCTTTTGATTTATCCGGAACAAACGTTTGTCCTAAAGCTTCTCCGGAATGCGCTGCAGCTTGTTTGAATACTTCTGGCCGTGGCCAAATGGGCAGCGTTCAAAAAGCTAGAATAAATAAAACAAATTTATTCTGGACCAATAAGAACGCATTCCTCTGGCAGCTATCAAACGAGATTGAGCAGCTCAAAAAAAGGGCAGCCAACCAGGGTTATAAATTCGCTGTAAGATTGAACGGGACCAGCGATCTCCCATTCCATCGGATGAAAGTTGATGGAGGTGGCAGCTTAATGCAGCTACATCCTGATGTCCAGTTTTATGATTATACAAAGGTTTTAAATTACCTGGATCATGATTATGAAAACTACAATGTCACGTTCTCCGATTCAGGGCGTAACAATGCAGACATTGCTGCAGCTTTAAAAAAGGGCGCAAACGTGGCCGTTGTGTTTAAAGATAAGTTACCTAAAAAATGGATGAAGCGGAAAGTCATCAACGGGGATCTTCATGACCTTCGATTTAAAGATCCCCGGGGCGTGATTGTTGGCCTGGTTGCTAAAGGTTTAGGGCGTAATATTAATAATAAGTTTATTAAAGCTGCTTAATGTTTTTAATTTGGGTATTTATTCAAGTACTATGGAAGGAAATTTTAATTCTTTCAATCTTGCTTATATTATCTAGCATTTTTTAGAACGATTCTAATTTACAGCCCCTCAACCTGGGGCTGTATTTAATTTATTATTTATTTGACATCTTATTGAATATCATTACCATGGGACATGTACAAAACATAAAAAACAACTAACAAATAGGAGTAAAAAAATGTCAGTACAAAAACAAATCAAAAAGCTTCCTAAATTAAAGGCAGCAACTTCGGAGAAGCTTTTTAAAGCTTGTCAGACTAATGACCTCCGAAAATCATACAATAAGTTATGGGTTGACGTTAAGGAAGATACCCTGCCAATCGTTGAAGCCTTTGGAGGGTTTACAGTTGGTAAACATAAAGGGCATGAATTCAGTCTAGAAATTCTTAAAAAGAATACTACTAGATTTGATATCAAGTCTTTTAAAGAAAAACACCCTGAAATATACGATCAATTTTTGATTGGTGGTGAATCAGTGGAGTTAAAAACCAAATATAAAAAGGTTTAGTTATGGGCTTATCATACAAGGGTTGGTCTATTAATTGTAAACCATTAAAAGACAATGAGAAGAACTGGCAATTGGAACTAGAAAAAGGTGAGATACTACATACGTGGACTATTCACCCCTCCATGGCATTAGGGTCAGTCGAAAATTTTGCATATGATCGGATCGATGAATATGTAGAAGATTTAAAAAAGGCCTAATCTTAAAACACACGCCCCCAATTTGGGGGCGTGTGACTTCCATTAATAGAGGTACCAATCAAAATCCAAAAATTAAAAGAAAAAAAATTTATTTTTTTTGCGTAAAATTTTTTTACTTATTTAACTTTTACCTATAACCTGTATGACAAATAGAAGTAGTGAGCTTTGTGATGAAAGGGGTTTCTTTTTTGGGGACCCAAGGGTATAGTAAATATATATGACTAATACAGATTTGATGACCACTGATCAGTTACGAAAGAGGCTCGAAAAAGTGTGGCTTCAACATATAAAATTATGTCAGGATAACTTCTTATATTTTGTAAAGAATGTTTGGCCTGATTTCATTTGTAGAACTGATAGTGATCCAGATAAATGGGGACACCATCAACACATAGCACATGAGTTTACAAAAATTGCTCAACATAAAAAAGGAAGGCTTATTGTAAATATGCCTCCTAGACATACTAAATCAGAATTTGCATCTATATACTTTCCTGCTTGGATGATCGGAAAAAATCCTAAAATGAAATTAATGCAGGTATCTCACAACGCAGAACTTTCAGGAAGATTTGGTGCTAAAGTTAGAAATTTAATTGACAGTCCAGAGTATAAACAAATCTTTGGTGATGTTAAACTACGAGAAGATAGTAAGGCTAAAGGACGTTGGGAGACCAATCAAGGTGGGGAATACTTTGCGGCGGGGGTAGGCGGTTCTATTACAGGACGAGGGGCGGACTTACTTATTATCGATGATCCACATACTGAACAAGATTCATTATCTGATAGTGCCATGGAGAGAACATATGATTGGTATCTTTCAGGACCTAGACAACGTTTACAACCTGGAGGCTCTATTGTACTTGTAATGACAAGATGGGCTCAAGATGATTTGACTGGTCGATTGATAAAAGCAGAAACTGAACCTAAAGCAGACAAGTGGGAAAAAATTTCTTTTCCTGCTTTAATTGGTGAAGAAGAAAACGTACAACCAGTTTGGCCAGAGTATTGGGAACTAGATGAATTAGAAAAGGTTAAAGCGTCTATATCAATTAGAAACTGGTCTGCACAATACATGCAGAATCCAACATCAGAAGAAGGAGCGATTTTAAAAAGAGACTGGTGGGTTCCGTGGACCAAGGATCTTCCTACTTTAAAACATGTCATACAATCTTACGACACGGCTTTCAGTAAAAAAGAAACTGCCGATTATTCTGCTATTACCACATGGGGAATATTCACGCCTCACGAAGCTGGTCCAGATTCAATAATGTTAATTGATGCTATTAAAGGTAAATATGATTTTCCAGAATTAAAAATGGTTGCTTTAGATCAATATAAATACTGGCAACCAGAAACAGTAATCATCGAAGCTAAAGCTAGTGGACAAAGTTTATTACAAGAATTTAGAAGAATGGGTATACCCGTTATGGATTACACTCCAGGACGTGGGCAAGATAAGCATTCAAGAGTTAATGCATGTGCTCCAATTTTCGAAAGTGGCCAAGTCTACTATCCAAGAGATGAGCATTGGGCAGAAGAAGTAATAGAGGAATGTGCAGCATTCCCACATGGAGAGTATGACGATTATGTGGACAGTACCACTCAAGCTATGTTAAGATACCGACAAGGTTCTTTTATAAAGACTTATTCTGACGAGGATGAGGTAGAATCTTATAAGGAACGAAAATATATATATTATTAAAGGAGAAGACATGTCAAGATCATCAAGAAGAAGAAATAGAGCTTTAGCTTTGCTTGGTGCTGCAGCATTAGCTGGAAGCATGAGACCTACTACAATGAGTGGTATGGATAGAAGAGATGTTCAAAAAACAATCAAAAATAGAAAACCAAGAGAAGCGATAGATACTGGAAGCACAACTATGGTTGGTGGTAAAGTAAAAACTGTTGTAGATAGAGATGCAAATCCTAGAGAAAGAAAAGCTGCAATTGATAAGACTGCTAAAGTAAATGAAAATATAAAAGCAAAAGTTATTAAGAGAAGAGAAGAAGGTGATCTTTCACCTTTAATGCCAAAAAGATCAAATCAGATTACTGATGATTTTGGCCTAAATATAATGGGTGGCGCAAAACAAGGAAAAATGGTAAAAGCTCGTGGTGGTGGAATGGCTATGAGAATGAAACCTACTAAACTTTATTAATGGCTGAAGTTGAAAAAGCAATTGTAGAGGAGTTAGATACTCCCGAGACTGAAGAAGTCGATGTTGAAGTAGAAACTGAAGGTGCAACAGATGCAGATGTTATAAATGCATTATCTGATGCTACAGAAAATTTTTACAAAAACATAGCTGAAGATATGTCTGATGAGGTTCTGCAAAGAATGTCAAATCAATTACTTGATGATTATAAAAAAGATAGAGTTTCAAGAAAAGATTGGGAAACTTCATATACAAATAATTTAGATCTATTAGGTTTAAATCAAAGAGAGATGACTAGACCATTCAGAGGGTCTGCAAGTGTTACTCATCCATTGTTGTCAGAAGCAGTAACACAATTTCAAGCACAAGCTTATAAAGAATTACTTCCCTCTTCAGGACCAGTAAGAACAAGAGTCCTAGGAGTCGAAGATGATGCAAAATTAAATCAAGCTCAAAGAGTCCAAGACTTTATGAACTATATGATTACTGAAGAGATGGAAGAATATACACCAGAGTTTGATCAGTTATTATTTTATTTAGCATTAGCAGGGTCAGCATTTAAAAAAGTTTATTATGATGAAGTAATGCAAAGAGCTGTTTCAAAATTTATACCGGCAGAAGATTTAGTGGTTCCATATTATGCAACTGATCTTATGGATTGTGAAAGAATTACTCACGTTATAAAAATGGGTGAAAATGAAATTTTAAAAAAACAACAAGCAGGTTTTTATAGAGATGTTGAATTGAAACCAACATCAAGTGGTCCTACAGAAATACAAAAAAAATATCAAGAGCTAGAAGGAATTACTCCAGGTGGAGATAAACAGTATTCTTTTTCTGTTTTAGAAATGCATGTTGATTGTAATTTAGAAGAATTTGAAATGCAAAATCCAGAAAAACAAGTTAAGGTTCCTTACATCGTAACTATTGATGAAGGCTCTGGACAAATTTTATCTATATATCGTAACTATGATATTGGAGACGAGACTAAAAAAAGGAAAGAATACTTTGTACATTTTAAATTTTTACCAGGATTAGGTTTTTATGGGTTTGGATTAACTCATATGATAGGTGGATTAAGTAGAACAGCCACTCAATCATTAAGACAATTACTTGATGCAGGTACATTATCTAACTTACCTGCAGGATTTAAGTCTAGAGGTATAAGAATAAGGGATGATGACCAACCATTTCAACCAGGAGAGTTTAGAGATGTAGATGCACCTGGTGGAAATATTAAGGATCAATTTCAAATTTTACCATTTAAGGAGCCATCAGCTACATTATACCAACTTATGGGCTTTGTTGTTCAAGCAGGACAGAAGTTTGCAGCAATAACTAACATGGATACTGGTAATGATATGCAAAATAGAGCTGTTGGTACCACTGTTTCGTTGTTGGAACGAGGTTCGAGGGTCATGAGTGCAATACACAAGAGATGTTATTACTCAATGAGAAGAGAATTTAGACTTTTATCAAAAGTTTTTGCAACATATCTACCACCAATCTACCCATATTCAGTATATGGTGCCGATCAAGCAGTAAAACAGACAGATTTTGATGATAGAGTAGATGTTATACCAGTTGCCGACCCAAATATTATGAGTATGGCGCAAAGAGTTACAATGGCAAACGAAAATTTAAAAATTGCCATGTCGAATCCTTTAATGCACAACTTAAGAGAAGCATATCGTAGAGTTTATGAAGCATTAGGTACACAAGATATAGATCAAATTTTAAAACCTATGGAAAGACCAATGCCAAAAGATCCTGCTACTGAAAATATGGAAGTATTACAAATGAAACCATTAAAAGCTTTTGCAGATCAGGATCATGATGCACATATAAATGCACATAGAGCTTTTATGTCAACAAGAATGGTACAAATTAATCCACAAGTTTATACAGCTTTACAAGCACACATTTCTGAACACGTTTCATTAAAAGCTCAAGGTGAAATTGGAGCTATGATTTCAGATGATGCTATGATGCAGATGAAATTGCAATCAGATCCACAAGGAGCACAAGTAGAAATCAATGCTATGATAGCAGCTAGAATTGCAGAACTAACTATTGAACTTGCTCAAGCAGAATCTATGGGTCAAAAACAAGATCCTATAGTTATGTTAAAACAAAGAGAGTTAGATTTAAGAGCAATGGATTTACAAAGAAAAACAGAACAAGATATGATGTCTAATGAGATAAGAGAAAATGAAATTGATGAAAGATTAGATATTGAGAAAATGAAATTAGAAAATAATGAAGATCAAGCTGCAGAAAGAATTAGAATTGCAGATGCAAAAGTAGAAATTGCAAGAAAGAGAGCTAAAAAATAATGGCAGATCCTAAAAAAGGAACTGGTAAAAAACCTAAAGGCAGTGACAGAAGATTGTATACTGATGAAAATCCGAGGGATACAGTCAAGATTAAATTTGCTACACCAACTGATGCAAAAGCTACAGTAACAAAAGTAAACAAAATAAAAAAACCTTTTGCAAGAAAAATTCAAATACTTACAGTTATGGAACAACGAGCCAAAGTTATGGGTAAAAGAGAAGTTGTTAATATAGCAAAAAAAGCAAAAATAAATTTAAGAAAGAGATTTGCGTAATGCCACTTACTGCTAAAGGAAAAAAACTAAAATCAAAATTTAGAGAACAGTATGGAAAAGAAAAAGGAGATTCTGTTTTTTATGCAATGGAAAATTCTGGAAAACTTAAAAAAGTAGTTAAGGCCAAAGGTGGTAAAGATTTTGGAGCAAGTCCTGATAAGGGAAGTGTCGATAGATCTGCAGTTGGTCAGGGATCACAATATAGATCTAATGTAAATAGAAAAGCAATTAGTGATATGAGAAAAGGTTTAAGGCAAACTATTTCTCCAAGCACTACTCCAACAAATAGGATTGCAGCTTTAGCTGCTGGTTTAGTTATACCTGGTGGTAGTTATATTTATAGATCAATGATTGATCAAAATTCTTTATTTGCACCTAAACCAAAAAGAAATGTTTCACCAAAACCTGATAGAGATAATATTCAGAATAGAGTTCAAACACCAAAAATATTACCAATAGAAGCAACAAAACCTATTGATACAACTTTAGTAAAACCAAAAGATAATTTTTTTAATTTTAAAGCATTTAATGTTGGTGGTTTATCTGGAGGAGTTAGTTATGGTCCACCACCTAAAAAAGGACCTAATCCACAAGTCCCTCCAGTAAAATTTAAAAAAGGAGGACAAAAGTAATGTGGTTTCAAGCTATAAAACTAGCAGTATCTGCTGGATCAAAAATTTATGCAAATAAACAAAAGGCAAAGATGGCAATGTCTGATGCACAATTATTACATGCAGAACGACAGGCTCGTGGAGAGGAAGCTTACCAAGGAAAACTTTTAGAGGCTAGACAGTCAGACTGGAAAGACGAAGCCGTTTTAATAATTTTAAGTTTGCCCGTGTTGGTACTGGCTTGGGCTGTGATCAGCGATGATCCATCCGCTATGGAAAAGGTTCAACAATTTTTTGACATGTTCTCGCAGCTTCCGTCCTGGTTCACAAATCTTTGGATCCTTGTCGTGGCGAGTATTTATGGCATTAAGGGGACACAAATCTTTAGGAATGGTGGAGGAAAAAAGTAATGTGGAAATGGATAAAAAATTTTATTAACAATATTATTAATGAAAAAGAAAGAAAATCACTAAAAGATAAATTAGATTTTTCAAAAATGACTAAAGGTGATTTAAAAAAATTATACGCTAAAGGTATAATAAAAGATATTTACAATCCAGATAAATAATATATAGATTTTTTATGGATCTTAAAAGAGCTATAATTCAAGCATTAGAAGATAGGTATAATGCACAAATTTCAGAATCAGAAGCTACCATAAAAATATATTTAGAAAAATCTGTGGGTATCGGAGAACATCCTCAACATATAGATGAAGTTGATAAACTAATCGAAAAAATTTGTAATGCAGAAGAAAAATTAAAAGTTTTAGAATCTTTTAAATTATGAAACAAAATCCGTCATTAAGAATCCTTTCATTAGGAGCTGGTGTGCAAAGCTCAACAATGGCATTGATGGCAGATGCAGGTGAATTTGGTGTAAAACCTGATGCAGCTGTTTTTGCAGATACAGGTTGGGAACCCGAGCCAGTCATAAAACATTTAGAATATCTTAAGAGTGTAATTAGTTATCCAATACACATAGTTAAAAAGGGCAATATTCAAGATGATATCTTAAAAGCTTTGTCTCCAAGTGGAAATCAATTTGCTTCTGCACCATTTTATACTTTAAATGAACAAGGTAAAAAAGGTATGGGTCGTAGACAATGCACTAGAGAATATAAAATTACTCCGATTGCAAAAAAAATTAGAGAAATATTTGGATTAAAATTTAGACAAAGGTTTCCAAAAGATAAACACATAGAAGTATGGGTTGGAATTTCTACAGATGAAATTATGAGAATGAAACCTTCAAGATTTTGGTGGCAGGAAAACAGATGGCCATTAATAGAAAAGAGGATGTCTAGGCAAGATTGTTTAAAATGGTATGAAGGAAAAGGTTTTAAGATACCTGTTAAATCTGCTTGTATTGGTTGCCCATTTCATGATGATAATTTTTGGATTGATATGAGAAATAACCGACCAGAAGAATTTGCAAGTGCTGTAGAATTTGATAAAAAGATGCGAATGCATAATCCTAAAGTAAAAAACTTTGTGCACAGATCTTGTGTGCCTTTAGATGAAGTTAAATTTAAAAATGATGACGGACCAGATCTATTTAATCAAGAGTGCGAAGGCCTGTGTGGAGTTTAAAGTATGATTAATGGTGATAGTATTGAGTATGAAATTTTAAAAGAGGCTTGTAATTCTTTAGGAGATGATGATTTATTTACTGCAGAAATAGGTGTTAGAGAAGGTAAGGGCTCTAAAATAATTTTAGATACATTAATTTATAAAAAACATTGGCATATAGGCATTGACCCTTATGGTAATCTTAAATATCAACACTATGATCATTCTAAAAGTTACACCTGCAATTATACTAATGACATGAAACATAAGTTATTAAGAGAATTAAATTATAAAAATTTTTCATTATTACAATTAGATGATAATGAATTTATGAAAAGATTTAATGATGGTGTTCCTATTTATAGAGAAAAAAAAGAAATAAGAAACCAGTATGATCTTGTTCATTTTGACGGACCACATAAAACTATTGATGTTATAAAAGAGTCAATTTTTTTTGGTGAAAGATCAAGAAAAGGAAGTGTGTTTATCTATGATGATTACCCTAAATTAGATATGAATGCAGTTTTAAAAATTATTGTTAATGAATATGGATTTATGTTATTAAAACAGGGCAAAAACAAAATTTCACTTAAGAGGAACTAATGTTAGACCATTATACAGTTGAGGCAATAAGAAATTCAATAAACAAACAAATATTAAGTATAAAAGAACATATTTGTTATGGGGTTGAAACAGAATCTCAATTGATGTATGCTCGAGGGAGACTCAGCGGATTAGAAACGCTGCTTCAGGATATTAAAAACCTGCATAAGGAGGATAACGATGGTACAACTGATAAAACCTAAACTTACTGATTTTGGTAAAGACCAAAAAAAAGAAGCAGAGGTTAAATCACAAATTCCTACAGATCCAAAAGGCATCAAAGAATATCTTGAAATCATACCTAACCCAGTTGGATACCGTATGCTTGTTAGACCATGGTCTGGTAAAGCAAAGACAAAAGGCGGTGTTATTTTAGCAGATGAAACTCAAGACAAAATCCAAATGACAACAGTTGTTGGATTGGTTGTTAAATTAGGTGACCTTTGCTATCAAGACAAAGATAAATTTCCAAATGGACCATGGTGTAAAGAAGGTGAATTTGTTGTTTATGGCAGATACACTGGAAGTAGATTTCAAACTAAATTCGGTGAACACCGAATTCTCAATGATGACGAAATAATAGGAACTATAGGAAAGCCAGAAGATATTCTCCATTTATTTTAAAGGAGGAATAACATGGCAGAAACAAAAGACTATAGTGCGGAAGCTCTATTAGCCAAAGAAAAGGAAGTCGATTTAGATACTGATAATGTTAAAGAAGAAAACATTGAAGTTAAAGAAGAGACTAAAGAAGAGAAAGAACCCAATCTAGATGTTGGGGAAGTTGACCTTGGTTACACAGGTCATGAAGAAAAATCTGATAAAAAAAAGGACGAGCCTAAAATTGAAATAACTGAAGACGAAAAAGAAGAAGTTGTTCAAGAAAAAAAGGTTGAAGAAAAATCAGAAGAAAAACCAAACTTGAGTGAATCAAGAAGAGATTATCAAAAAAGAATTGATAAACTTGTCTTTCAAAAGAAAGAAGCTGAAAGAAGAGAAAAAGCAGCTCTTGAATATGCTCAAGGAATACAAAAGAAATTTGACACTAATCTTAAAAAGCTAAATACTACTGATGAACAGTATCTAAAAGAATTAGATGCAAGAGTAGATGCTCAAAGAGAACAGGTCAAAGTAGCTTTACAACAAGCTATAGAAAAGCAAGACGCTTCTAAAATTATGGAAGCAAACGATAAGTTAACTCAATTAGCTGTAGAAAAAGAAAAAGCTAGATTAGAAATTACAAATCGTGAAGAAAAAAAGAAAATAGAAGAAGAAAATAAACAACAAAAAAACGTACAAGCTGATACCTCAAACAACGGAACATCAGATTCTATGCCACAAATTACTCCAAAAGCCAAGAAGTGGGCAGAAGAGAATTCATGGTTTGGTGATGATGAAGTCATGACTAATGCTGCAATAACTATTCACAACAATATTTCACAAGAGGGTATTGAAGTGGACAGTGATGAGTATTATAATGAAGTAAATTCAAGATTAAGGAAATATTTTCCTGATAGTTTTGATGCTGCTAAAGACGAGCCAAAAAAAGAAGCACCTAAACCCGTCCAAACGGTTGCCTCGGCTGGTCGTAGCCAACAAGGACGCAGAACTGTGAGACTCACAAAATCACAGGTAGCAATTGCTAAAAGATTAAATGTGCCACTAGAGGAATATGCTAGATACGTGAAGGAGGATAAATAGTTATGAGTACAATTAAGAGAACTTCACGGGAGTCAGAAAAGAAAGCTTCAAAAGAAGCACCAAAAGCCTGGACTCCACCATCCAGTTTGGATGCACCACCTGCACCTAACGGGTACGCCCACAGATGGATTCGTACTAACGTTCAAGGTTTTGAGGATACAGCTAATGTATCTAAAAAATTAAGAGAGGGTTGGGAATTTGTTAGAGCTGATCAAATTATAAGTGAGATTGGTGAAAATAAATATCCATTCTACTCTGAAGGTAAATACGAGGGGTGTATTGGAATTGGAGGCCTTGTGCTGGCAAGGATACCAGAGGAGATATTGATCTCACGTGCTGAGTATTTCAATAGAATTACTCAAGATAGAATGGACGCGGTAGATAATGATCTTATGAAGGAACAGCACCCAGACATGCCTATCAATATTGATAGACAGTCAAGAGTGACCTTTGGTGGTAGTCGCAAAAAATAATTTTTTTGTAATTGCTGCTGGGTTATTAAAATAAACTGTTAAAGGAGAAAATAACTATGGCAAATCAACTAGAAAAGTTTGGCTTAAGACCATACAGAAAACTAGACGGTACACCATTAGTAGGGGCTCAAAACAGATATAAGATAGCAAACGGAGACGCTACTGCTATTTTCCAAGGAGATTTAGTAAGACCATTAACAACTGGTTTTGTAACTAGAGCTGCTGGAAATACATCTTATGCTGTTGTGGGCGTATTTAACGGATGTTTTTATAATGATCCAACTACTCAAAAACCAACTTTTTCAAATTCTTACCCAGGTGGAATTACACCTACACAAGGCGGAATAACTGCTTTTGTTGTGGATGATCCAGATGCGGTATTTTTGATGAATGCAGATGCGGTTTTTGCACAAGCAGATCTGTTTAAGAACTATTCCCTTACTGCGGTAACCGGAAACACAACAACAGGAATATCTGAATGTATGTTAGATGTGGGAGTTGGAGGAACAGCTGGCACATTTGCAGTACAAGCAATTGATATTTCGCAAGATCCTGAAAACGATGATCTTACGACTTCAAATGCTAATATTCTTGTGAGAATCAACAATCATTTCTACCGTCAAGGTGGAACAGGACTATAATAGGAGTATTAAATTATGGCTATATCACGAGCACAACTAGTTAAAGAACTAGAGCCAGGTTTGAATGCACTATTCGGCCTGGAATATAACAGATATGAGAATCAACATGCGGAGATTTTCGTAACTGAAACTTCAGACAGAGCTTTTGAAGAAGAAGTAATGTTAAGTGGTTTCGCTTCTGCACCAACAAAACAAGAAGGTGCTGGAGTAGTTTTTGATCAAGCAAATGAAACTTTCACTGCTAGATACAATCACGAAACAATCGCTTTAGCATTTGCTATCACTGAAGAAGCAATTGAAGACAACCTATATGACAGATTAGCTGCAAGATACACAAGAGCTCTTGCAAGATCTATGTCAAACACGAAGCAAGTTAAAGCTGCTAATGTATTAAACAATGCACAAGTAGCCGCAGTAACTGGTGGAGACGGAGTATCATTAATTAATGCTTCTCACCCACTTGCAACTGGTGGTACTTTCGCAAACGTTTTAGCAGTAGCTGCAGATCTTAACGAAACTTCATTAGAGCAATCGTTAATCGATATCGCTGGATTCGTAGATGAAAGAGGATTAAGAATCGCTGCTCAAGGTAGAAAAATGATAATTCCAAAAGAATTACAATTTACTGCTGAGAGATTGATGAAATCACCTCAAAGAACTTCGACTGCAGATAATGATATCAATGCAATTGTAAGCATGGGAATGGTACCAGAAGGTTATTCAGTGAATAACTTCTTAACTGATACTGACTCATACTTCTTATTGACTGACGTACCTAACGGTTTAAAACACTTTGTTAGATCGCCAATCAAAACTGCGATTGAAGGTGACTTCGATACTGGTAATGTAAGATTTAAAGCTAGAGAAAGATATTCTTTTGGATTTTCTGATCCAAGATGTATTTTTGGTAACGGAAACTTACCAACATAATAGCTTAAATACTTAACTGTATTATTTAAAAGGGGCGGTGTTCACATCGCCCCTTTTTTTATGTATAATAAAAAGACCTAGAAAATAATAATTTTGTAGACTGGCTAGGCAGACGGTATAGAGACTACAAAATTTAATGCTATACAAAGGAGAATATTATGGCAAATACTACATTTGACGGACCAGTCAGATCAAAAAATGGTTTTCAATCAATTGGACCAGGAGCAGTCCCTGCATTAACTTTAGCAACTGATTTAACTGTTGCTGATCACGCAGGAAGACTTGTAACTATGGATCCTGCAGGCACACCAACTGCAATCACAATACCTGCAATCAATGCATCAGCTGATTCAGCTGTAGCAGGACCAGGAAGTGATCCAAATAATCCAAGCACAATTGGAACTACTTTTGAAATTCTTTTCACAGATGATTTCACTGGTACTATTAAAACTGCTAGCACTGACGATAAATTTGTTGGTATGGTTACACTTGGAATTGATGCTTCAGTATCTGGAAAACAATTCG